ACTCGGAGGTCATCCGATGAAGTGCAAGTGCAAATACTACCTGATGAATGAGCAAGGCGTCAGAGTCTGCTCCGTGTGCGGCAAGCCCGCGCCAATCAAGGCGGACAAGCCCATCGAGGACAAGGCTGTCGAGAAGCCGGAGGACAAGTAGATGGCAACACTAGGCGAATGGTTCGACGTGACGGTTGCGAAGTCTGGCACCACCTCGGCTGCTGCTGATTTGGGCAGAGTCTGTGACACGCTGCTGCTCTACGTGCCGACGATCGACTCTGCGACCGTGGCGATCCATGTGAGTACGGCTGCGGCTGGGACGTATGCCGCGCTGAAAATTACCAACGTGGACGGCACCGAAGAACCCGTACTAGCTGGCGCGTCCGTCGGCGGGTTCTACTGGCGCATCCCGTTTGGGTTCCAGTATTTCAAGGTGGTATGCGGCGCCGCGCAGAATACCGATGCGGTGACGTTCAAGGCATGGGGATTATAGGCGCGTTCGTCTATCTGAACCTGCTCGACGTGGCGCTCACATCGCACCTGCTGGAGATTGGCGGCGTCGAGGCGAACCCGCTGATGCAGAACGCGCACTGGATTCCGTTGAAGTTGGGCCTCGTCGTTGTCGTCGTGCTGGCGTTCCGTAGGTGGACGGCCGTCATGCGCGGCCTCGTGGTTGGAATGGCGGTGGTGGTTGCATGGAACGCGGCAATGCTCGTGCTGACATAGGTGAATCATGGCAAACGCAGGGGAAGTCTTCAGCGCATACGAGAACGACCTGGCCGACGAGGGCACGCTTGACGTGCAGCCGGCCGAGGGTGGCGAGGCGGTCGTTCACAACATCTGGTACGGTGGCGCGGTCGAGATATACCGCAACGATGGCACAAACACGGTCAAGGTGGACGAGGACGACGCGGCCGGAATCATGGCATGGCTGTCGTACCACGTCACCCACTCCGAGTACATCACCATCAAGAACGTGTCCGGCGGGGCTGTCGATGTCGGCTATGACGGCATATACACAAAGGCAACCTCGTAGGAGGTGCAATGAGTCGCAAAACACCCTGGATTCGTCCAGACAACACGATAAACGACCTCGCTCTGCCCACGTCTGCGGTGGACATGAACGGGCAGGAGGTCGAGAACCTGGTCATCCACAAAGTCGCTGACACAGACGAAAGGAATGCCCTGATAGCAGTCGAGGGAAAGATGGCCTATCAGGAGGACACAGACGGCGTGTACATCTGCACGTCGGCAAGCTAACAGGAGGAAGGAATGATCATCGTGCAGTTGCAGAAGCCCATGACTATCGCATGGAACGCGGACCTCGCCAAGGGCGAAGTGCCACTGGTGAAGCTCGAGGCGAAGAAGTCGCTGCAAATCAAGATAGATGAGGAGAAGGGCACTGTCTGCCTCATCGAGGGGAAGGCATAATGGCTGAGACATGGATGAAATTGGCGTACGAGGACAACGTCGTCACCAAGGCGCTATTCGATGCTCAGACGATTCTCGCGGCGACAGCGGACAACACGCCGGCCGCACTGGAACTGACCGAGCAGACGCTTGCCGGGCGGCTCACGGGCGGGAATATCTCGGCGGTGGCCATCGGCATCGCGGACAACAACATCCTCCAGGTGGACTCTGCCGATGCTGCCGACAATGAGTTCGCGCGATTCACCGCCGCAGGTATTGAAAGTCTGTCCGCTGCGGAAACTCTTGCCGCCCTCAGTGGCGCGGCAACCGCAGCCTTTGACCTGAATGGTCAAGACCTGACGAACGGCGGCGTTATCTTCCTGACCGAACAGGCCGCTGCCGAGGCGGACGTTGCGGACAAGGGGCAGATATGGGTCAAGTCCGGTGCGCCGAACACGCTGTGGTTCACCGATGACGCTGGCACGGATGTGCAGTTGGGCCTCGGCGCGGCGCACGCACTACTGAGTGCGACGCATACCGACACTGCTGCCGCCGACGTGAGCCGGGGTTCCATCATCATTGGCAACGATACGCCGGCTTGGTCCGAATTGGTGGTCGGGGCCGCCAATGCCTTCCTTGGCACTGACGGGACGGACGTTGCATGGCGAAGTGCGGCTGATTCGATGGCCGCATTGAGTGGAGCCGCCGCCGCCGCCTTCGACCTCAACGGGCAACAGTTGCAGAACCACGTCCTGCACGTCGTTGCCAACGCCGCAGCAAGGCCGGCCCCGGTAGTCGGTGAAATCTGCTTCCAGACAGATGAGCTTGCAGCCTACATCTGCACGGTGGCTGTGTAATGGCTGAGACGTGGATCAAGATCCCTACGCCCACCGACGCTGAGAAGGCCAAGGTGTCATCCAACGACACAACGGCTGGCTACCTCAACGGAAAGCTCGTAGCAGGAACGGGCGTCACCCTGACCGAAGGGGCTGACGGTGGTGACGAGACACTGACAGCGGCACTCGACCAGGCTGTCGTTATCGCGCTCATCATAGGATTGGGGGGCTGATGCTCGCACTGGATTCAGGAGACAAGATACAGGGAGATGCCTCTACTGCTGCGAAAGTCGATTATACGCTGCACGGTCTGGACGCCAACGCCATAAAGCAGTTGGCAGACGGCCAGTTGGCCGACGCAACTGGCGACCTCTACACGGCTGACTCTGCTGACGTAGTGGCAACAATCACGCTCTGCAACACAGATTCATCGGCTATCACGGTCAACCTCTATCTTCTTCCGTCCGGCGGTACAGCACGGCGACTGATTCCGAAGGACTGCACGCTAGGCGTCGGGTACTCGCTGCACACAGACGGCAAGGGCGTCGTGGTAATGAGTCCGTCAGCAGGGGCATTGGCGGCATATGCAGCGCACAAAGACAGCCATGACCCAAACGACGGAGCCGACCCGCTAGATACTGCCGCTGCCGGTGAGATTGTAGGGGTTGCCGCTGCCGCCGAAGGGACGGCGCACTCGTTTGCGCGCTCTGACCATACTCATCAAGTCCAAGCCTCAATAGCTGACGACCATATCGTCACGATTGACGATGCTGATGCAGCCGACGACCAGGTTTGCGTCTTCACCGCCTCCGGCATAGAGGGCGTGACTGTCGGCATATCAGATAACAACATGGTGGCCGTGGATGGTGCTGATATTGCTGATGGCGAGTATGCGCGATTCACCGCCAGTGGCCTAGAGAGCCGCACCGCGTCGGAGGTCTACACAGACCTATTGGCACAAACCCTACTCGAGAACGATGCTATCAAGCTCGACTCGGCCCTATCCGACGATGGCAAGTACAACGGGATCACGCGAGCAGGTGTGGCAGGGGCGACACTCGCCTTCGGAGACATCGTGTACTACGCAAGTGCAGATGATAGGTGGGAGTTAGCCGATGCAGACGCAGCGGCGACCACGCAGGGAGCGATAGGGGTCTGTGTTCTAGCCGCAGCGAGTGACGGCGACCCGACTAACATCCTCTTGATAGGCATAGTCCGCGCCGCGACCTTCCCCGCGTTTACCAAGGGGGCACCCGTATTCCTCTCAACGACCGCTGGCGATTGCTCGTCTACTGCTCCGGCAAAGGCGACGGGCGATTGCGTTCGGGTGTTGGGGCAAGCGTGGTCTGCCGAAGATTTGTGGTTCTGCCCGAGTGCTGACTGGTACGAGTACGCATAATGGCATACGCAAAAGTCAACCCTAGCGGCACGACCGAGAGGCACGGCCTCATACAGACACGCCTCGATATGTTTCTGGAATCGGGGGACGTTCGCTATGATGACCCCCGATTCTATGTCATAGACCAGACTAGTACGGCGTTCCTCAAGGGATACAAGGGCAAGGTTGACGAGTTTGGAAGCCCCCTTGATTTGGAAGCGTATGCCGCGTGGGAAGCGAGTCTCCCTAGAATCTGGCTTCCCGAGCGGTGCTTTCACCACCACTTCGTCTACCTCGACCCGTACACGCTGAAGGACGAGGACATCACGGGGGCCATCGCCCACCATCTGCCCAACTTCTACAAGGCGTGGACCAAGGAATGGGACAAGGTTCAAGGCGGGATGCGGCACGGATGGGACGTTGCCACACGGAAGCCTCGACCGACACGGTACGACAAGACCGAGCCGGAGCTGTACGTTGCGCGGAAGGCTGAATGCCTCACAAAGCTGGACGTGCTGAGTGTTGCATCCTTCACCACGCAGGTTACAGAGATAGGCGAGACGTTCCCTGCTACGGAGATTGACGTTGGTTCAGCCGCCAGTGACAGGGCATCTGCGCGGCTACTCTGCTACGCCACGGTGGTCGATGGCAACAATGCTGCGAACGACACAGGAACAATAGACTCTGTAGAAATATGGCTGAATGGTAGCAACAACGGCAAGAACGTGTGGGTTGGCTCATTCTCTGACGGCGGCTCCAATGTTCTGACGTGCCACGACTCAGAGAGCATCGGGGCAGTCACCGCAGGTTCGAAGCAGGCTTTCACCAGCCTTGACATCGACATCAACTCGGGCGAATACATTGGCTGTAGCGACAAGGGCGCAACTAGCACGGCGCAAATTGAGTCAGACGTTTCCGGCTACGACCACGTGTGGGTATACACGGGCGGAGAGTGCATCGACCCTACTGACTCGCGGACGTTCACCTCTCTGGCTGGCGATGCCATCTCCCTCTACGGCACAGGGGATACGGGGGGCTGGGGAAACATCGCAAAGGTTGGCGGCATAACCGCGACGGACCTGGCGAAGATTGACGGCATAGCTGTTGCTGACATCGCAAAAATCAACGGGGTATCTGTGTGAAGCTCGATGAGCACGGCAGATGGTGCGAGTCTACAGATGAATGGGGCCACGAGATTGGCACAGAAACCACAGGGCGCGGCCGTAGATTATTCGCCTATGCCGAGTTCATTGCGGTCATTGCGGCGGTTGACGCCTATGCGCGGAATCGCGCGCTGACGCTCTACCACGCATCGGCCGACTTCGCGGCGTATGCCCGGGCGAGGGCGCTGACTGGAATCGCACGGAGCCGCACGCTGACCTTCTTCGCCAGACTGCTGAATATCACACTGTACGACCGCGAGGACGAATGACATGGACATAGTAGTGAGCAAAGGCGACTTCGGCAAGGCGATCAATTTCACCTGCAAGCAGTCCGACGGCTCGGTGTACGACCTCACGGACTACACCGTGACGTTCATCTACTGGACGGACGGCGCCTCCGTGAGCGCAACCACGCTCGGCACCTGCACGGTTGATACCGCTACGTCCGGCACCTGTCACTACACGGTGCAGGATGGCGACTTCGACACGGCGGGCGACTACCTCGCGGTTCTTCGGCTGACGGCAACCGGCGTACAAGACACGCTCCTGCCCTACAACCTGCATGTGGAGGATGCACCGTAATGGCTAACTACTGCACGGTGGATGAAGTGAAGAACGCGCTCGGGCAGATGGTGACCGAGCAGTATAACGGGCTCATCCTGAGCATCATCGAGAACGTCACGGCTGAGATTGACAACTACTGCGACCGGCAGTTCTCGACCTCTATAGCAACGACCAAGTATTTCGACGGCACGACTGACGAGTTACTTGTCGACGACCTCGTGTCGGTGACCACACTGAAGCTCGACCTCGACGGCGACGGCACATACGAGTCAACGCTGGCAGCGACCGACTACGTGCTGTACCCGTACCAGGGGCCGCCGTACTGGAAGATTCGACTCGCCGAGCAGTCGGACTACTCCGACTTCGCCAAGGGCATCCGCAAAGGGGTGCAGATCGTCGGCACATGGGGCTATGCGTCAACGGTTCCCTTGCCAGTGCAACAGGCGTGTCTCGAAATGGCGTGCAGGACATTCAGGCAGTCGCAGTCCGGCTTCGGTACCGAGGTCGGCACGCCGGACGTGGGTACCATGACGGTGTTTCAGGGTATGTCGTCTGACGTGAAGCGCAGACTCGCGCCGTATGTGAGGCATCAATATGCCTGAAGTGCAGGTCAAGGTCTCCGGTCTGGACGAATTGCAACGCGACCTCAACAAGCTGGCTGAAGCCCTGTCGCCGAAGGAACTGCAACCGATACTGAAGGCCGAGGCCGAGCCATTCGCGGCCAAACTGCGACCACTGACGCCTGTTGGTCCAACCGGGAATCTGCTTCGCGGTGTGCAGGCGTGGAGCCCGAAGATAACAAGGAACCGCCCTGACGCGATGGCGCGGGCCGGTGTCAAGTACAAGATAGCACCCCATGTCCACTTCATCGAGTACGGCACCGCGGAACGGTTCACCAAGAGCGGAGCGTCAAGGGGCTACTCCCCGGCAAGGCCGTTTATCATGCCGCTGGCCGATAGGGAGATGCCCGGCATGTTGAAGCGCATCATCGAACGCATCTGGGGCATCATCGAGAAGAACTGGTCAAGCAGGAGCGGGTAATGAGTGTTGAAGCGATAGGAACGGGAATCAAGACGAATCTGGCGAATGTGACCGGACTGGTGCGCGTGTACGCGCCGAACGAGATGCCCGAGTCGGTCAACGAGTTCCCTGCGGCGGTCATCCAGCACACGGGAACCGATTACTACCAGACGATGGGCAGGGATTCGTCGCACGACAGGCACACGTTCAAGGTCAAGGTATTCCTGACGAATCAGGACCAGCCGTCTGCGTTCAACCGACTGCTGGACTTCCTCGCCAAGACTGGCAACGACTCGATAGTGCAGAAGATCATGGCGGATCCGACGTTGAACGGGTCGGCGTCTGATGTGACGGTCGTGTCGAACAGCGGGCAGTCAATCATCACCTGGGGCGGTATCCAATATCTCGGGACCGAGTTCGACCTGGAGGTTTGGGAATGAGCCTAGTAGCAGGAAAGAACGGGGCTCTGTACCTCGCACAATATGACCTTTCGGGATACGTCAATCGCTTCGAGCCGTCATTATCTCGTGGCCTCGTGGATGGAACGTGCATGGGCGCAAGTGGCAAGCAGTATCACCCATCACTGCATGAGGATTCATTCAAGTTCGATGGCTTCTACGATGGGACGGGAGACATCACCGATGCGCTGGATGCGGCCAGAACGGCAACATCCGTTGTGGTGTGCTCGCTTTGCATGGGGTCAACGGCGGGCAGCAAGGCGATAGCCGGGGAAGGCGTGTGGTCCGAGGACTACCCGGTACAGGTGGCCGTCGATGACCTTATCAGGGCTACAGCATCATTCAGGTTTCAGGAGCTGGCGCGAGAGGCATACATCCTGGCGGCCAAGTCAGAACGTACTGCGGACGGGAATGCAACCTATGTAGACGACGGCGCCGCCTCCTCAAGCGGGGCTGAGGCATACCTTCACGTCTTCGCCTGCGATGTACCGGATCTCGTCGTCAAGGTGCAGACCGACACCACCGCAGCGTTCAGTTCTCCGACCGACCTGATCACCTTCACGACAGTAACGGGGGCAACGTCCGAGCGGAAGACAGTCAGCGGCGCGGTCGAGCAATACGTCCGCGTCAACTACTCGGGAACGTGGACCGGCGACAAGACGGCGACCTTCGCCGTGACATGGGCAAGACTCTAACGGAGGGCATAGATGACACTGAGAGCGGGCAACGCAGCGGTAGTTATCCTGACTGACGGCGGCGGAGCGCGGACACTGTCGAGCTACGTCAAATCGGTCAATTTCGACCTCAAGGGGCATGGCCTCGTCGACGTCACCTGCATGGGCGACTCGGGCAAGACATTCGCATCCGATGAGTTGCAGGACTGTTCCTTCACCGTCGAGTTCGTCTATGACGACGGCTCAAATACCGTGTGGGATACCCTTGCTGACGCGACGAATGGGCTCAGGACATCGACCACCGCCAGGGCATTCGAGATAGGGCCGCACGGCAACACGGCGACATACCCGAAGCTATCGGGCAACTGCTGGCTGGAGTCGTTCACGGTCCCGGTCGCAGTGGGCGACATGATCACGTGCTCGGCCTCGTTCAAGGTCGACGGCGCCGTCACGGTCGGAGAGTACACGTAATGAGGATCGGCGTCAGGCGGCTCACCTTCGACTACCGGGGGCAGGAAGCGTGGGTCGAAGTCCGCAAGCCCACGGCCGGGGAACTACTGTCGTTCGCCAAACACGCGAACGACGACGCCCTTGAGTCCTGCTACTCCCTACTGGACGCCATCATCATCGGGTGGAACTTCGAGGACACGAGGGGCAAGGCCATCAAGGTCGAGCCCAAGACCATCCGCGCACTCCCCGGCGACCTCTTGGTGGAAATCGTCCGCAAGGTACAGGAGGCGTGCGTGGGACTCCCTTTACCGAGCAGAAAGCCCTCGACCGAGCCATCATCGTCGGCGACGTAGCGCCGCCTCCGGACTACGTCCAGGCGGAACTCTGCCGCCTCTTCCATTGCCTACCTTCTCAGTTGGAATCCGAGCCCGCCGACGTGCTGAGGTACGCGGCGTGGCTCATGCACGCAGACAGTGTCCGAGCGAAGGAAGCTCAGAGACAAGTGAAACGACATGGCAAAGGGTAACGTACAGGTAACGCTCACCGCCAAGGACGAGGCGAGCGCGAAGATAAAGCACGTCGCCGACAGTGGCGCGAACCTCACGTCGGTCTTCAAGGACATTGCGCTTGCCGCTGCGTCCGCTGCAACCGCCATCACTGCCGCCCTCGGCAAGATGCTCAAGGACTGGTCCGACGCGGGTAGCGTCATCGCTGATATGTCGAAGCGCACCGGATGGGGCGCGGAGGCGCTGTCTGAACTGTCCTACATCGCGGGGCAGACCGGCACCGACCTCGGCAGTTTCGAGACGGGCGCGAAGAAGCTGTCGAAGTCCATCGTCGACGCCTCGGACGGGATGCTGACGTACATCCGGGACTTCGACAAGCTGGGAATCAGCCTCGAAGACCTCGTGAAGATGAACCCCGAGGACCAGTTCTGGACGGTCGCAAAGGCCATCGGCGACCTTGAGGACCCGACGCTGCGCTCGGCAATCTCAATGAACCTCTTGGGCAGGTCCGGCACGGACCTGCTGCCGATGTTCGCCGAGGGCGCAGTGGCGATGGACGCCATGCGCGCGAAGGCGCACGAGCTTGGCGTCGTCTTCACGGACGATGCCGCCAAGTCGGCCGACGACCTCGGCGACAAGGTGGTCGAACTACAGACGGCATTTCGGGGTGTGAAGTTCGCCCTTGTGGAAGAACTCGCCCCGGCGGTGATTGCCTTCATCAACGACACGGTCCTGCCCACCATCAAGGACCTCCAGGGGTTCGCCAAAGAGAACGAGTGGATTGTCCAGGTATTCCGCGACATGGCAACCGGCATCGGGTTCGTGGTCGACAAGCTGAGTGAACTCATGGAGATGTACCAGCGCGTCGACGACGCCGTGCCCGACTGGCTCAAGAAGTTCAACCCGCTGAATGTCCTGACCGGCACGGCCGGCCGCAAGGCGGGCGAGGAATACCGAGAAATCACCGGCACGGGGCTACCTGGACTTCTGCCCGGTATCGAGGAAGCCTTCGGACCACAGGCCACTTCGATGATGGCCGGCAACACGAGCACCAGCGTGGTCAATGTCAACATCAACGGCAACGTCATGGGTGACGAGGCGGCCATACGGCAACTTGTGGCCGAGCTTGAGCCGTACTTCGCCGAGAACGCCCGGCGGTCGTCCTTCGCTCCCGTCAACACGTCCGGCTACTACGCCGGGAGTTCGTCGAAATGAGCACCACCCTCGAGTTCTGCGTCGACTGGGATGCGGAGAACTGGCTCAACACGCCCGACTTCACCGGAACCTACGACGACATCTCAAGCTATGTGAAATCGTACCAATTGCGCAGGGGCATCGAGACGGAGCAGGGGAACGCACCCGCCGGGACGTTGAATCTGACACTGGACAACTCGAGCGGGCTCTTCTCGCCGACCAATTCGGCGGGCGACCTGTACGGCTTGATTCGCCCCTGGCTGCCGGTCCGCTTTCGCGCGACCGTGGACGTCACGACATACACGGTCTACACCGGGTTCATCTCGCGCATCTCCTGCTCGCCGCACGGATCGAAGCAGACCGCAACGCTCTACTGCACCGACGGCATGGACCTATTGGCACGGAACATGGTAACGCAGGACGAGACCTCGACGTCCGAGACGTCTGACGGGAACGCCGTGGGCTACATCCTGGACGCGGCTGGCTGGCCGAGCGCAAGACGCTCGCTCGACACGTCCGGGGGGAACATCACCAAGTACCCGCTGACGGTGGAATACTAATGACAGGCTCAGGAACAGCAGCAGATCCGTACGTCATCTGGACGGCGACTGACCTCCAGAACATAAGCCTGGACCTCGACGCGTGCTACATCCTGGGCGGGAATATCTCGGCCACGGAAACGGCGGCATGGAACGCCGGGGCCGGGTTCGCCCCAGTGGGCGACACCGTCACGCCGTTTCAAGGCACGTTCGACGGCAAGGGCTACACGATTACGGGCCTGACCATTTCGCGGGCCGCGACCAACTACGTCGGCCTGTTCGGGTACGTGCTCACTGACGAGACGTACACGAGTGTCGTTGTTCAGAACGTCACGCTCGCGTCGGTGTCAATCGCGGGGAAGGACTACACCGGGGGCATCATCGGGGCTGCTGATACCGACGGCAGTGAGCACGCCAAGCTGACGCTCACGGGGTTACATTCATCCGGCGCGGTATCGGGCGAGGACTATGTCGGCGGCGTTATCGGGTACCTAGGTGGGGATTGGGACTACGTCACCGGGTCGCTCTGTTCTGACTCCGATTCGTCATGTTCTACCACGGCCTCTGTAACGAAAGCCGGCGGCTTCGCCGGTGTCATTCAATATGTCGCCACCGAACGGTGCTACGCGACCGGAGCAGCGTCGGCGCGGAACTTCGCCGGTGGGTTCGCCGGTGACATTACGGCGGACCCCGATACCCGAATCAGGCAGTGTGGCGCGTCCGGGGCTGCCACCGTTACCAACAATTACGCCGGGGGCTTCTGCGGGCAGCTCGCCGGAACGGGTGAGGCGACGGTAGTGGGATTGTGCGAGGACTGCTACGCGCGCGGGGCCGCGACAGGGGATGGGTCGTACGACGGCACCTCCAGTTACGTCGGTGGGTTCGTTGGTGCGTTGTCCTACCTCGAGCATCTGAAACGCTGCTACGCGACTGGTGCGGTCTCGGGTGATTCTAACGTCGGCGGGTTTGTGGGCGGAGATTCCAGCGGGGAATACGAGGGCTGTTGCTGGGATACAGACACATCCGGGACGGCAACCGCCTGCGGCTCGGGGGCTGTCACCGGGGTAACGGGGTACACCACCGAGGAACTGCAGGACGTTGAAGTCGTTCAGGGCGAGGGGTTTTCGATAGGCCGCACATGGAACGTGATAGGGGCCTGTAACGCGGGCTACCCGTGCCTCATTGGCGTCAATCCCTGCTGTGCGATTCGAGCGACGCCGGCGGATGTTACCGTGTCGAAGACCAAGTCCAGCCTGGAGTTCCTGCGGAACATCGAAATGCAATGCGACGGGCGCTGCTTCGTGGCGAAGGACGGCACGTTTACGTACGAGTCGAGGTTTGCACGGCATGGCTGATTACACCATCAACGACGCGATGGCCGACATCCGGCTCGAGTACGACGACCGATTCATCTACAACGACGTCCGGTCGTCGATTGGCACCACCAGCACCGAGACGGTCGTCGACGCCGACCCGACGTACGAGTGGCGTCTGTGGCAGGAGTACCACAGCCTGCCGCCTGCGGGCGAAACAACCTTCCGCTACTTCAAGGCAACCGTGGCCGAGCCCATCGCCTGGCGATTGAGGGACGTCACCTGCTACGACTACGCGTATGTGCCGTATAGCGGATTCCAGATTGACCTCATCGCCACGAACGAGGACAACACCAAGGCTGTCCAGCTCACCAACACCGGCTCTGGCTCCGGCACCATCAAGTACATCGTCGAGTACAAGATTCTCGCTGCGGACGCGGTGACGCATGAAGAGACCACGTACTCGACTCTCACGGTCCGTGCCTATGACGAGACCTCCATCCTGAAGTACGGTCGCCGGACAATGAACCTGATATGGCCGGTCGGCGCCACGGAACAGCAGATGCAGGGCATCGTTGACCGCTACTGCGAGAAGCACAAGGACCCGGCGATGCGGGCTACGGTGGTGATGAAGGGGAAGGACGACACGAGCCGGGCCATCATCTTCGGCTGCGAGGTCTCCGAGGACGTGTCGCTCGTCTGCGCCAACCTCGGCCTCAACGATGCCTTCTATATCGACTCGATTGACATATCGGGGACGCCGGACGGCATACCTGTCTGCACACTGGGACTGACCGACAAGTACGCGACCGAGGTGCGCGGCATCTTCATCATCGACACGAGCGCGCTCGACGGGACGGATTACCTGGGATAGGGGGAGACAATGGCCTGGACGACTCCTAAGACGTGGACTGCGGCAACGCTGACATCCTCGGACATGAATACCCATGTCCGCGACAACTTCAATTTCCTCAAGGCCAATATCGCGCTCGGGGCCGCCGTCGAACTGACCATCTCGGGCGGCATCATCACCAAGACTCAGTCGTACCACCACGTCGACACCGAGTCGGATGGCGGGAGGG